TTCTTGATGCCCTCACCTTTTCACTGTATGGTAAGTCTTTCAGAAAGATTAATAAGGGTCAACTCATCAACACTACAAATGAGAAGAACTGTTTTGTAGAGATTGAGTTTGTTGTTAATAATGTTGAATGGAAAGTAGAAAGAGGAATCAAACCAAACATCTTTAAAATCTACAGAGATGGTAAAGAACTAGACCAAAATGCTTCTGCTATTGACCAGCAGAAGTGGTTGGAACAAAATGTCTTGAAGATGAACTACAAGTCATTCACTCAGATTGTTATTCTGGGTAGTAGTTCTTTTGTTCCTTTTATGCAACTTCCTACTAATAGTAGAAGAGAAGTTGTGGAAGACTTGCTTGATATTAAAATCTTCTCATCCATGAATGAGATTGTTAAAGGTAGAATGCGTCTTATTAAAGATGAAGTCAGAACTCTTGAATTAAAGAAAGAAAGTCTGAAAGATAAAGTTGATATGCAGAAGAACTTTATCCAACAGATTGAAAATCAAAGTAAAGAAGATATTAGTTCTAAAGAGCATCAGATTAATACTCTCTTAACTGAAGAGAACACATTCATGCATAAGAATGAGAATATTAATAAAGATGTTGTTGTACTTCAAGAGAAGATGACTTCTTTGGAAGGTTCAGCATCTAAACTTAGAGAATATGGTAATATCAAGGGTAAATTATCTAACAAGATTAGTGGAATAGTTAAAGAGCATAAGTTTTTCTCAGAGAATAGGGTTTGCCCTACCTGTGAACAGAATATTGAAGAGTCATTCAGGGTAAATAGAATTAGTGACTCTCAATCTAAAGCAGAAGAATTGCAGAAGGGTTATCAAGAACTCCTCAACGCAATTAAAAAGGAGGAAGAAAGAGAGTCTCAATTCCAACAAATCTCAGGAGACTTAAGTAAACTTCTTAATGGCATTACTCAAAACAATTCTCACATCAATGGTTGTCAGAAACAGATCAAGAGACTGGAACAGGAAATTCAAACTATTACCAGTCAGGTTGCAAACAGAAATACTGAACATGAGAAATTAGAACAGTTCAGAACAGGTCTTCAAGACACCTTTGAGAATATAAGTGAGAAGAAAGAGAAGATTACTTATCTTGATTTTACATACAATCTTCTAAAAGATGGTGGAGTAAAAACTCAAATCATTAAGAAGTATCTGCCCATTATCAATCAACAGGCAAACAAATACCTGCAGATGATGGACTTCTACATCAACTTCAAACTTGATGAAGAATTTACAGAAACTATTGAATCACCTATCCATGAAGACTTCTCTTATGCTTCCTTCTCTGAAGGTGAGAAAATGAGAATTGACCTTGCACTTCTCTTTACATGGAGAGAAATTGCAAGAATGAAGAACTCTGTAAATACAAATCTTCTTATCATGGATGAAGTTTTTGATTCATCTCTTGATGGATTTGGTACAGAAGAGTTCCTTAAGATTATTAGATTTGTCATTAAAGATGCTAACATCTTTGTCATCTCTCACAAGGAAGGTCTTGAAGATAAGTTTGATAGTGTGATAAAGTTTGAGAAGCAAGGTAATTTCTCTAGGATAGAACCATGAATGTTCCAAACTGGCAGCATCACTCTAACAAAGAACAAAAAATTCATCTAAAACCAGAGGCACTTAGGCAACGTAAAGAAGCATTACAATACTTGAAGAAAAAGTTAAATGTAACCAAAAAGTCATTAAGTTAGCATACGATGACTAAATAATTCAGTGAGTGAGGAGGTCATTATGCATAACTTAGTATCACACAATGAACTAGCTTCATGGAAGTGGGATGAAAAAAACACTTTAGATGATCAATATAATCAAGTTTCCGAATACTTCCAGTGCATATCAGAATGTGACATCGTAGACCAACAAGCAAGGAGATTCTGCAGACACATCCTAACTGAAGATTAAGTCTAAAAAAACTCATAAGGAGTACAAGACCAAAGCCCCCTGCACTTTAAATAGTGTGGGGGGTTGGTGCGTGTGACAGTTTAGTAAGTGGTAGCAATGGGTTTCAAAACCTGCTGGGTGCTGTAGAATATTCACATAAGCAAAGAACCAGATGGCAATCAACTACAGCACAAAGGCACAACTGGCAAAACTGCTTGCTACTGAGGACCTGGTAGTTGAGAACCAAGAGGTCTCCACAGCACAGTTCAATGTTGAGACAAGGGTTCTGACCCTTCCTATGTGGAAGCGTGCTTCTAACAGTGTCTATGATATGTTGGTGGGTCATGAGGTGGGTCATGCTCTCTTCACACCTAATGACTGGTCCTTTGAGGACAAAGTTCCTCAGCAGTTTGTCAATGTGACTGAGGATGCTCGCATTGAGAAACTGATGAAACGTAAATATCCTGGTCTTCTAAAATCATTTTCTGCTGGATACAAAGAGTTGGCAGAGCAAGACTTCTTCTGTATTGAAGATGAAGATGTTGATGAGATGAACCTGGCAGATCGTGCCAACCTATTCTTCAAAATTGGCAAGCATCTTGACATTATTTTTAGTGAAAAAGAGAATGTAATTATCAATCAGATTGCTGATGCTGAGACCTTTGATGATGCAGTTGAGGCAGCAATACAACTGTATTCATACTGTAAGGGTGACCAGCAACCTGAAACTCAACCTATCCCAATGTCACCAAAGTCTGGTGGTCAAGGAGGTGGAGAGAAGCAAGAACAACAATCATCTGATAATCAGACTCCTGAAGAATCAAGTGGAAGCACTGATGAAAGTGGTGAGCAACAATCTGAAGTTAGTGAAGAAGGAACAAATGATGGCGAAAATGTTGGAGATGAAGTGAAAGAAGATAAAGAACCAGAAGTTCAAACTGACTCCACATTTGAGCAGCAGATTGAAGACCTCTGTGGCAATATGAATGGAACTGTCACTGAATACTTTGAGTTGCCTGATTTTAAACTTGATAGGATGATTGTTCCTTTCAGTGAGATCAGAGCAAAATTTGACTGGGCAGAGGACCTATACAAATTTGATGAAAAAATCTATGGATTTTCTGATTCTGAATACAACAAATTCAGAAAGTCTGCTGCACGTGAAGTTAACTATCTGGTAAAAGAATTTGAATGTAAGAAGTCTGCTGATTCTTATGCACGTGCTTCTACCTCCAGAACTGGTGTTCTAGATTGCTCTAAACTTCATACTTACAAGTATAATGAAGATCTATTTAAGAAAGTTACCACACTTGCTGATGGTAAGAATCATGGATTAGTATTTGTTCTTGATTGGTCTGGTTCTATGGCAGATTGTATGCTTGATACAATCAAACAACTTTTTAACCTGGTATGGTTCTGTAACAAGTGTAATATTCCATTTGATGTTTATGCTTTTACAAATAATTATGTGAAAGATTCTGATGAAGCAAGAGATCACATTTGGGAGGAGGGTAAATTTATTATTGATGGTTCATTCAGAATGATGAATCTTCTTACCAGTCGTGCTAGTAAGAAAGAAATGGAAAAGCAAATGCTTTCTATCTTCAGAATGGTGTTTAGTTTTAGACGCTATTGTAATTACAACTATCCTGGTGAACTTTATCTTTCTGGCACCCCCCTTAATGAGGCAATTGTATCACTTCATAAAATTATCCCTGCTTTTAAGAAAATGCATGGTCTGCAAAAGACCCATGTATTTGTTCTGACTGATGGTGAAGCAAATGCAATGATGGTTGCTAGAGAAAATGCATATGGTGGTTATGGTGGCAAGTATCCCATTGCACAACAATCTTATCTCAGGAATAAGAAAACTGGATTTACTTATCAATTCCAGTATGAGTATTACAAATTTACTCAAGTCCTTTTGGAAAACCTTAAGCAAGAGAACAAAGATGTTAATTTTATTGGTGTACGTCTTTGTGGTCCTAGAAGTATGAATGATTTCATCAGAAGGTATGAAAATATCAGTGATGATACAAACAAAAAAATCAAAAAAGATAAATTCTATGATATTAAAGACACTGGATACACATCTTACTTTGCAATGCAAACCTCTGCACTAAACAATCAAGCAGAATTTGAAGTTGAAGAAGGTGCATCCAAAGCAAAGATTAAATCTGCCTTTGTCAAAAATTTGAAGACTAAGGCACTAAATAAGAAAGTTCTGAGCAAGTTCATGGATCTGGTCTGCTGACCAGTCCTAGCACTGACCACAAAGGGGTCCTGGACCCCTCTCCATCCTTTATAATTAACCTGTTGAACAAAACCACTATGGCACTCTCCACTGAATACATCCTGTCTTCCATCTCAAATCTATATGGTGAAGAAGTAGTTGCTGCTGATGTTCGTGCATGGTGTGCTATGAATGGCACCACCTATCAGACTGTTACTAAGAAACTTGATGATTACAAAGTTGGTCGTGGTAAGTGGAACTTGACTGTCAAAGAAAAACTTGAGCAGTCTTATGAAGCACCTGCTGCTGCTCCTGCTATTGAACAAAACCTTATCCCTCAGAAAGATGATACCTTCGTCCAGTTTGGCAATTTCACTGATGTTAAAAAAATTGTTAAGTCCAATCTTTTCTACCCTGTCTTCATTACAGGACTTTCTGGTAATGGTAAAACACTCTGTGTTGAACAAGTTTGTGCTCAACTCAAGAGGGAACTGATTCGTGTCAATATCACAATTGAGACTGATGAGGATGACCTTATTGGTGGTTTCCGCCTTATTAATGGTGAAACCGTCTGGCACAATGGCCCAGTCATTGAAGCACTCCAACGAGGTGCAGTCCTGCTCCTTGATGAGATTGACCTTGCCTCAAACAAAATTCTTTGCCTCCAATCTATTCTTGAAGGAAAAGGAATTTTCCTCAAGAAGACTGGCCAATACATTGCGCCCACAAAAGGTTTCCAAGTATTTGCCACTGCCAACACTAAGGGTAAAGGATCAGATGATGGACGATTCATTGGTACTAATGTGCTCAATGAAGCATTCCTTGAAAGGTTCCCAGTAACCTTTGAACAGTCTTATCCTGCTCCTGCAACAGAGCAGAAGATCCTTGAAGGTATTGCACTTGATCTTGGCATTGAAGATAGTGCCTTCTGTAAGCACCTGGTTGATTGGGCAGACATTATTCGCAAGACCTTCTTTGATGGTGGTATTGAGGAAGTAATCAGCACACGTCGCCTGGTTCATATCATCAATGCTTATAGTATCTTTAACAACAAAGAGAAAGCAATCCAGGTCTGCATTAATCGTTTTGATGATGAGACCAAAGCATCCTTCATTGAACTCTATGATAAAGTTGATGCTGACTTCCAAATGATTGACACTGAAGAAACTGCTTGATATAATTAATGATAAATGCCTGGTCACTTTTACATGATGAACTTTATGGAGATGAATCTATGACTATTGAATCAGCAACTACTAAAGACTATAATGATTTTTGGGGAGGAGATGGGCATAGTATGGTAGGAAATCATCTGTTGGGTGGTATGTCTGATGATACTATTAACTTCTCTGGATCTGGAATCAATGCTGCTGACACAGTGAAAATGGATTATATTGGTTTGGGTCAAGACACCATTACATTGATTGGTGGAACAGACAAAACTAGCGCTAAAACAAATACAATGTACAAATACAATGAGGAACAAATCCTCAATGAACTAAAAGATTATATTATTAGAACTTATAATCAGCATTACTCTGCTGGTGATGATAAGATTCAAACTCTTGATCTTATTGAAGCTTGTGGTGATGGTGAAGCATTCTGCAGATCCAACATTCTCAAGTATGCCTCTCGCTATGATAAGAAAGGCACTTCAAGACGTGACATTATGAAGATTTTGCATTATGCTGTTCTTCTGATGCATTTCAATGACAAAAATTCTCAAAAGGAAACTTACCCTCAGTGATGAAAACTCTTAACAATATGAAACTGTCTGAAACTACTGTCAATCTTCTCAAGAACTTCTCTTCTATTAATCAGTCTATTCTGTTCAAAGAGGGTAACAAATTGCGTTCCATCTCAGTGATGAAGAACATTTTGGTTGAGGCAACTGTTGAAGAATCTTTTCCCAAAGACTTTGGCATCTATGACCTGAATCAGTTCTTGAATGGTCTGTCACTCCATGCAAGTCCTGAACTTGATTTCAAGAGTAATGATTTTGTGATGATTAGAGAAGGCAAGATGCGCTCTAAGTATTTCTTTGCTGACCCCACAGTTATTGTTGCTCCTCCTGAGAAAGAGATCTCTCTTCCTACAGAGGATATTTGTTTTGAACTTAGTAGTCAACAACTTGAGAAGTTGAAGAAAGCAGCATCTATCTATCAACTGCCTGATATTTCTGCTATTGGTGAAGCAGGTGTAATCAAATTGGTTGCACGTGATAAGAAGAATGACACCTCCAATGACTTCTCTATTATTGTTGGTGAGACTGATTCAGAGTTTGTCTTTAACTTCAAGGAAGAAAACTTGAAAATTGTCCCTGGTTCTTATGATGTTGTTGTCTCTCAAAAACTTCTTTCAAGGTTTACTAACCAAAACATTGATGTTACATACTTCATTGCCTTGGAACCAGACTCCACCTTTGGTTAAGAAAGACTATGATGGACCACTTTATGCTCCTTGGCATAAGGTGGTTGCAGGAAGAATGAAAAGAAAATGAAACATATTCTCTTTACATTAAAAGGTTGTCCCTATGATAAACTGGATGATGAAGCACTAATTCGTGCTACTCTAATTGGTGCTGCTGTTCTTTGTGAGAGCACATTATTGAATGTATCTTCCCACAAATTCAGTCCTCATGGTGTCACTGCTATTGCTCTCCTTGCTGAGAGTCATATTAGTATTCACACTTGGCCTGAGAATGGTGTAGCAGTATGTGATGTTTTTACTTGTGGAGATCACACAAATCCAAGATCTGGTGCTACTTACATGTATGAAACACTTGGAGCAACTGACATTGTATCAGAAATTTTTACTAGACCTTTGAAATGACTAAAGTTGATGTCCCAATGAGAATAACTGGCAGTATTCTAGTAATTACTGCATATTTTGTTGTTCTACACATTAATATTACTCTTGGAGTTTTTTTACATTTTGTTGCTGATATGATCTCAGTTCCTTACTTTATAAGGACGAAATCTTGGGATGTTGTTATTATGTTAGGATTCCTTCTAGCAATTAGTTTTAGTAAATTACTTTTTTGATTATGCGTAGTGAATTTATTTGGGTTGAGAAATATCGCCCCAAGAAAATTGAAGATTGTATTCTTCCTGAAAATATTAAAAAGACTTTTCTTGATTTCCTAGATAAGGGGGAGGTTCCCAATCTTCTTTTGTCTGGACCTCCTGGATGTGGTAAGACCACAGTTGCAAAAGCAATGTGTGAACAATTGGGAGCAGACTACTATGTCATCAATGGATCCGATGAAGGAAGATTCCTGGATACTGTCAGAAACAATGCGAAGAATTTTGCTTCGACCGTCTCACTTTCGTCAAGTTCTAAACACAAAGTCATTATCATTGACGAAGCTGACAACACAACCCCAGATGTTCAACTCTGCTTACGGGCGTTTACTGAGGAGTTCATTGGCAATTGCAGATTCATCTTCACCTGCAACTACAAAAACAAAATCATCCAACCACTCCACAGCAGATGCTCAGTCATTGACTTCTCCCTTAAAGGAAAAGAAAGACAAATACTTGCTGGAAACTTCTTCAAGAGACTCCAAGAAATCTTGGATACAGAAAGTATTGAATATGATAACAAGGTCCTGGTAGAACTTATTCAGAAGCACTTTCCAGACTGGAGACGTGTTCTAAATGAGTGCCAGAGATATGCATCAAGTGGTAGTATTGACTCAGGTATTCTTGCGAATTTTGCTAATGTTAAAACAGATGATCTCTTCAGGTGTCTCAAGAGTAAAGACTTTCCTAAGGTCAGAAAGTGGGTGGTGGACAATTTGGATAATGATCCTACTGTACTTCTTAGGTCTGTTTACGATGCTTGTTATGCATCCTTGGAAGGTGCTGGGATTGCTGCTGCTGTGCTTATTATTGCTAAGTATCAGTATCAAAGTGGATTTGTCGCAGACCAAGAAATAAACATGCTTGCCTGTCTCACTGAAATTATGGTGGAGTGTGAATTCAAGTGAATAAGAATGAAAGAGAAGAACTGATGTATGATGTGGCAGTTGCCATGTTAAAACAGATGTCACCTGGTAGTGTATTTCAGTTTGCTATAGACAGACAACTTCAACTTATGGAACTCTATGATGATGATAAACTGAAAAAAATGTTGAAACAGTACAGTTCTAAAAAGAAAACAAAGGGAGGAGGATTTTAATGAGTTGGAAAGAAGCAACAAATAAAGTTATTGCTAATCAACAAGTAGAAAATATTGCTAAACTTCTTAATGGTGAAGTAAAGCATAAAATTATTACTGACTCTTATGGTTTAAACAAAAGACGTATTGAGATTACCTATGAAGACAAAGAAACAGAGGCATCAAGTTAAGTCAAGGTGGTACTATATATTTTGGGGAATTGCCACTATATCAGTGGTCTCAGGTCAGATTTATGTTGGATCTGGTTTTAGAGTAATGAGTGATTCTGTAAATCAAGTATTGGAGAATATGAAATGAAGTACCTCCTAGCAGCAGCTAGTGCCCTTCTGGTGCTCTCTCCATTGGCAGAAAGTCCTGCCATGGCACACAAGGCACACAGGTTCAACAGACAGTACCAGACAGGCAGACACTGGCATCGTCACTGCCATGATGATGGAGTATGCCACACCCATACTCATACACACTATGGTAAGGATGCTGGTCACCATGGTAGATGGTTCATGCATGGTCTATACTCAGGGACATATCCTAAGTATGAAGATTATTGGTATCCTGGTTGGTATCCTGGTCCAGAGTGGCAAATTCACATTCACTAATTAATTATGAAATCTTTGAAAACTCCTCTTCGTTATCCTGGTGGCAAATCACGTGCCCTAACAAAAATTATTCCTCATATCCCAGACTTATCTGAATATCAAGAATATAGGGAACCATTTCTTGGTGGTGGTTCAGTAGCAATTCACATTACTAAGATGTATCCAGATTTGAATATTTGGGTAAATGATTTCTACACACCCTTGACTAACTTTTGGCAACAATTGCAAGAGAAGGGAGATGAGATGAGAGACTTTCTTGGTTCTCTTAAAAGATTTCATAATAATCCTGACAAGTGTAAGTTACTGTTCAACTCATCAAAGGGTCATATCAATGATGAAAGTGTCAGTGATTTTGCAAAGGCTTGTGCCTTCTACATTGTAAATAAGTGTTCTTTCTCTGGTCTTACTGAGTCATCTTCTTTCTCTAAGATGGCATCAGAAAACAACTTTACTCAAAGAGGTATTGATAGACTTCCAGGTTTTCAAAAGATTATTGCAAACTGGAACATTACAAACTTGTCTTATGAAGAACTATTAGATGAATCTTCAGAGAGGAGATCATTCATTTATCTTGACCCTCCCTATGCTATCAAGGATAGTTTGTATGGAAAAAAAGGGAATATGCATAAAGGATTCAACCATGACACTTTTTCTTGTGATTGCTCTGATTGTAGTATCGATATGCTTATCTCCTACAACTCAGGACAATTAGTAAAACATAGATTCCAAGAATGGAATATGGCAGAGTTTGATCATACATATACTCTCAGATCTGTTGGTAAATATATGAGAGAGCAGAAAGAAAGAAAAGAACTTCTTCTTATGAATTATGGTAAGAAGGCAAAGGTTCAACTATCATTTGAAAGTTGTTATAATTTTTCTAAGTTGAAGAATGAGGGTATGATAGATTGAAAAAATTATGGAGACTGTGGAAGTACACTCTAGGTAGTTTCTCTGATGTCAAAACAAAAAGATATGATAATAGTGTTGCTATTCTTCGTAGCATTATATTCTTTACTTATTTGGCGACTAACTGTTTTATTGTTGCAGGGGTGATTAGACACTGGAACTAAAATTTTATTTAAAAATACAATGAACTTTTTTGCAAAACTTGATTCATATGAAGAGTATCTTCAGAAAAATCCTTTCCATAAATTATTGAATATTGATTTAAATGAATATGGTCAGGTTCAGAAAAAATTAGAACATTCAACTTTTCGTTCTGTTGATCCTAATCTAAAAGAAGCATTTGCCCCAGAACTTGATGATCTGGTTAGACTGCATTACTTAGTCACATCTAGAAATGTAACTACAATTCTAGAATTTGGAGTTGGCAAGAGTTCAATTGTATTTGACCATGCACTGAATCTAAACAAGCAGAGGTGTTCTGCTTTTGTTGAAAAAAATTTAAGGAGAAGTAATCCATTCCAATGTTTTTCTGTAGACAATAATAGAGAGTGGATTGAAGTATGTAAAAATACTGCAAAAACAAACCATATCAAATATCATTATTCTTTGTGCTCTGTCTCTACTTTCAATGAAAGAGTTTGTACATATTTTGAAGACTTGCCTAATATTTGTCCTGACCTAATTTACTTAGATGGTCCAGACCAATTTTCACCTGTTGGTGATGTAAGAGGAATTAATACAAATCATCCTGATAGACTGCCTATGTCTGCTGATGTTCTTGCAATAGAGCATTTCTTATTGCCAGGCACTCTTATTGTTGTTGATGGTAGAACTGCTAATGCTAGATTTCTTAAGTCTAACTTGCAAAGGAATTGGTCTCACTATCATGAAGAAGTGTTTGATCAACATTACTTTGAACTAGTAGAAACACCACTTGGAGTTTATAATAAAAAACAAATTGATTATTGTTTAGGTAGTGATTTTTATCAGAGAATTAAATAATGGAACTGAAAGACTGGTTGAATTCTATCAACTTCACAAAGGAAGATCTGAGTGAACACATCAAAGAGTATCCACCATATATTATTAATAGATGTCTGTCTGGACATTTAGATTGTGTTTTATTTGCTAATGAAATGAACAAGTATCATTTCTTAGATAAAGACATGCAATTTAACTTTTATATAAATATCTTGAGAAAGAGAAAGAGATTCTCTCCTTGGGTTCGCAAAGAAAAGGTCTCAGATCTAGAGTTTGTCAAATCTTATTATGGTTATAATAATGAGAAAGCATCTCAAGCACTGAAGATCTTATCAAACGAGCAATTGGACTACATTAAACAAAAACTTGATACTGGTGGTAAAAGATGACTCAAACAACTGAACCTCAGGTTAGTTGGTCTCAAGATAAAATGGTTGAGATTCTATTAAATGAACCTGATGATTTCCTCAAAGTAAGAGAAACTTTAACAAGAATTGGTGTTGCTTCTCGCAAAGAAAAGAAACTTTATCAATCTTGCCATATTCTCCACAAACAAGGTAAATATTCT